GCGAATCTTGTATGCCGAACGATTGTGTTCCATCTGCTGTTATAGCCATTTTTTGATCTTCTCCATTTTTACTTGTTGTGGGTTAGTATCGGGTGTTGCCCGTGACGGTCATTGCCGCCCTCTTTACCCTTAGCTGATTTGTCACCCTTTTATGCCGGCCACGCGTCATCACGGATTTCCCAGATGATGGTGTAGTTGAGTTGCGACAGGTTCATGTCACCGTCAGTTTCATATTCGGTGGCTGCCGGCTTCAAAAATTTCACATCATAGTATTCCAAGCTGGTGGAATCCCAATTGGTTGCGCTCCTCATCAGTGATGTGCGGATCTTGGAGCGGTAGGTGGCATGGTCGGCAGCTCCGCCGGTCGCATTGTCCGTGATGAGCTTGGCTGAGAACATGGAATTGAATGCGCGGTAATCCTCCGTGGCAGACGAAGCTCCGCCGTTGCGTGGAGCAAATGGGTCAAGTGAATCTTCAACAAACAGTTGCACCTCAATCCGCGGCACCACAAAATTATCCTCAATCACTGTGCGGAAAACATCAATGCCCACATCCGTATTCAGGAATGTCACCGCAGCAGTTTCAAAGTGATACTCAAAATTGTTCAGGTCATTGAGATCCGTGGCGGCCATTAGTTTGATGCCTCATATTGACTGACACAGGTTAGCGTGTGGAGGATGCCAACGGCATCGGTCTTTGTCTCCCACACCTTGTAGTTAGTGCCCCCGGTCGATAGCACCCAACCCTTGCTAGGATAGGTGCTCACCCCGTCGATGTTCAGGTAAAACCGTTGGTCAATCTCCACCTCACGGCCATTGATTTCAACGGTAAATGAATTGAGAATTGCCTCTTGAGATGCGGTGAATTCGACACCAACACTGGAGGTGGGCTGGACGGTGGTCAGGGTGACTTGGCAATCGTTGTTAGCAAAGTCAACGTCAGCCGATAATTGCGCTGTGGTATAGCTGGCCATTCTAAAAATACCCCGCCCACCAACCTCCTGTCCAGAGTCGATGGACGGGGTGCCTCATCCCCTTGGCAGTCCCTTAATTATGCGCCACTGATAATTTCACCAGCATTACTGTTGATGATAATTTCATCCACGCAGTTACGAACGCGCACCACGCTGGCCGGTGGTTGCTCCGTGCGGTAAGTCTCACTAACGAATTGGCCACCCCTCGCATTGTAGGCAAGGGTGCGCCCGATGCCGCCGTTGCTGAACGCACCGTTGGCAAGGCTGGCCACGTAAAAGCTGGTGGTGGGCCAAACTTTAGTGCGGCTGGCCGTCTGGCCTTTGATGGCACTGTTGTATTGAGATTTGCAGATGACTATATCATCCACACCCAACACCCGGGCCACTTGATCGGTTGCCCATGCCATTGTGCCAGATCCGTTAATCAGATTCCGCATGTCGTCAGTTTGAAGCATCTCCTGATACAAACTTGCCTCAATAATAAGGTTGATACCCCTGAAAATGCCGTTGGCATTCAAGCGCATTACCGCGTTGTTGATGTCAAGAATGGGTGTTGCCGTGCTGGCAGCACTCATGGCTGCCGTGGCTGCCGTGCTGTTGAAGCCGGATCCGCTTAATGCGGTGGCAGTCCGTAGCTCATGGCCAACCATAAGGTCATCCGCAAGTTGGTTGGCTGCTACCGTTGCGATGTCCAATAGAGCATCGGTTTGGGAGTTGGCAATGTCCAGATCATCCAGACTATTTTCAACCCCGTATTCCACGCACTCAAATGAGGCTGACTCGTACTCACCGCTGGCGCTGGCAAAGTTTGCGCCGGGTGCCCGTGGCTTGCTTACGTCATTATCAAATTGGTTGGATTTGATTAAAACATACTTGCCGGTTTGTGTGGCAGTGCCCTGTACCGGTAGGATTTTTTCCCCGACAAACTCCTGACGGTCAACCTCGTTGACTGCCTCGTTGATGATCGGATTGAAGGTGGCTGATGCTGATGTAAATATACTCATTTTGTTATCTCCTTATGTCAGGTGTAGCTTGACCATTACCTCGATGACATCGCCATCGGTGGAGCTGGCCGTCAATGCGTAGCCAACAGCATGATTGCTGGTGTCAGTTCCGATCTTGCCTGAGCCATCGGTGTAAACTTTATCGGCTATGGCTATTGTGTCGCCACCGCAAAGTAATTGAGCAGTACCGCCAGCATTGAATAGCTGTACGTTACCGTAGGCAGAGGCAGCAATTGCCTCCGTTGCTGTACCAATTGTTTCATCGGTTGCGTTGTCACCTGACACGCTTATGGTGCCGGATGAATCTAGGGCCACTACCGTGTAAGGAGCGATGGCCACCGCGGTTGCCTGAAAAGACATTCCGCTTGCTTGACTTGTTGTTGATCCCATTTTCTTTTAGTTGTTTTGGAATAATTCCGGGTTTGCTTTTGCCACCGCCAGAACAGCCGCTGAACGGCCATCACCGGGGTGGAGTTCTAAATGTTTAGCGATGAGGTGTTGTTTTGCCTCTTTAACATCTGCGAATGATTTCTGGGTTGACTCCTTGATTGGAGCAGTTCCAAGGCTCAATTTTTCAAGCTCATTAACCCGGGCTTGGAGTTGGCCTACCTCTGTCAGCTCATCTTCGTCAGTCTTGGCCGCCTCCTTGCGGGTGTCCGGCACACCGGTCATGTCCATTACCTCACGCAATCGGTTGAGAGCATTTTCCACGTGACTGTAAACCTCCTCAACAGCAGCACGCATTTTCTCTTGATACTCATCATCCGGGCGCTCCAGCTCATCCTCACCCGGCTCTTTTGATTCCTCCTCCTCCTCAACTGTTTCACCTTCCTCCTCCTCAGCAATCTCCTCCTCCTCACCGCGTTCTTCATCCTCACGGTCCTCCTCATCTTGCTCAGGTATTGCTAGTGCCTTTTTTTTCTTGGTGGGCACTTTTTTCGGCGGTGGTTCAACGGCTTTTGGTTGCGCTGGAACCGCAGCAGCGGCAGCAGCGGCGGCAGCAACGTGATCTGGTGCGTCTGAGGCAGCTGCATTTAGAGCTGCATTTACCTTCTCAGCGGTTTGAATTGTTTCTTCATTCATAGTGTCTTTACCCTTTGTTAATTTGTCACCCTTTGAACTGAACAAGGCAGTATTTGCGGCGGGTGTGTCCACAAAATCTGCTGACGTAATCTTGAGTGGGCGCACGGTGGGATACTCAAACCGCGCATTTTCCGGCGCATCCAATCCCGCTTGGATTGACTCCTCACTCCCGTCGCTCATCTCCCAGAACAGTTGGCCTTCAAAAACTATCGACACGCCAAACGTCTCTGGGGCCACCTGAGCAATCTCAAAAAGCCGGTCATATTTTTCCCGGTCGTATTCTTTGAAAGTTTCAAGTGCCGTGAATCTTCTGGCCCTGATTTTGTTTTTTTCACGGTAGAAACCGGAGAAAAACCCTGCCTCAGTCAGTAGTCGATCACCGGTTGCCCCGGCATGGCTCAGGTAAGCTGGTAGACTTTTGCCCAGCATGAGGGTGATAGATGACTCCAGCGTTTTTTGGCTAATCATCATCTGGTGTCCCTTGGCTTCACCCGTGGTGAGGATTGAGATGCCCTCAATGATTCCATTTTCCTTATCCACCCGGGTTGGCTCCTGAGCTTCTAGGCAGAATGCTTCAAATTCATCGGCTTCACCCTCCTCCCATTGTCGCCTCCCCGGACGCCACCGCCCAGTGGGGTCAATTCTACCGCGTGGGCCACCGTAATCCGGTGGGAACCGTTTGGCACGGGGTAGCCGTGGAGCAGCCGGCAGCCACGGCGCACGGGGTAGCCAGCTTGGTGCCAACTCCTCCTCCTCATCACCGGTTTTTTCCTTGGCTGCCTCCAGCAGCTTGCCGGCAGTTGCAAAAATTTCCTCCTCATCCGTTTGCGAGGCACGGCCACGGATGGCCCGCAAACCATTGAGGCTCACGGTGGAAAAATCGCTGCTGAATGGATACTTCCAATGAGCTTTTGTCTCTGGGCCATAAGCCTTGTCACGGCCAAGAAAATACTGCCCATATTTTGCCCAGCCATCCGCCTCAATTTTTTTGTCCTCTGCGGCGGCAGTTGGTCCCTTCCAGCTTGATGTTTCAGTGATTTTCCCTTCACGAACAAGTTGCGCTGCCGTGTCAGCTCCAGCCTTATTGCGTGTTGTCGCTAATTCGATTGTTGCGCTGCTCATGTTATTTTTTCTTTGATTCAGCCGGTGGCGGAGTTGACTTGCCCTCCTTCTCTTTTTTGAGCCGGTCCGCATAGCGTTGCTCCATCCCGGTCAGCTCTGCGCGTTTTTTTGGGGTTGGGTTTTCCATATAATCCCAGAATTTTTTTCTCATGGTGTTTGTTCGGTTGGTGGTTCTTTGTCTGTGGGTTTGCCGGTCTGCTCTGATTGCGGAGCAAGCCCCAAAAGGTCAGCAAAGTTGGCTGAGGCACTGGTGTTCAATTGGTTGAATAATTCGCGGTAATCCTCAACTCCAAACTCCTCCGCTACCTGTTTGGCATCGGAAATGTTCTGGGCCTTGCGCCTCAAAATGTTGACTGCGGAGTCACCAAAGCTGCTCGCCACATCATCCAGACTCATAGCGCCCAACTGGACGTATTTCATGTCTGAGTCAACCTGACTGCTGCGATTGATCCACCTGAAACGGGGTGGCTGGAAGCGGACCCGGAATGGGTCATCAACCTCTGGCGGCACTTGTAGCTCCCCGTCCACTACCCACTTGCCAACCCGCCACCGGTAAATTTTGTGCATCACATCAATCAAGCAATGCTGCTCCTCCTCCACCTGAGCCTGATATTGCATGACAACCCCTTGCGAGGCGCTGAATGATGAGCCACCGATGTCGCCCAACAAAAACTCATAAGGGATCCCGATGGCAGCCCCTACCTTACGCAGCTCAAATGCCAGCCACTCAATGCCGTCCACATTCGGTCTGCCGTTGGAGGCTATGGTTGAAACATCTTCACCCGGTTCAAGGTAATGAAAGGTACCCGGCTCAAAATTCTCCAGACGGCCAATTGTGTCCTGATCGCCGGCTGCCTCACGGTTTGCCAGCTCAAAGCTCACCGCATTATCCCTTTTGATGACCGCTGACAGGCTGGCGGATACCTTGGCGCTGATCATTTCAATCTCCTCATATTCAGCGACATCCATCAGCGTATTCACGCATGGTGCGAGGGTTGGAACACCGCGCCACTGGCTTGGCCGCTGCCGTTTCATATACAGCGTGAAATCTGCGGCTGGCACGGTCTCTACATCCACTAGCGTGCCGTTGATCCGGTGGCCCACTTGGTATTCGGTTGGCCGGCCATATTCATCAACAATCACCCCATTCTTGTCCGGGTCATATTCATTGAACCCGCTGATGCCCCGGGGTGAGCCAATCCTGCTGCCCTCAATAATTTGCATCAGACCGTTGTCACCATAGAGGATCCCGATGTCACCAAAGAATAACGGAGCATCAACAATTTCCTGCTGGACCGATTTCATGTTCATCATGCCGGTCACTTCTGGCGCATTGCTCCACTCCTCCCAAAGCTCAAGCACCCGCTCGTTAAAATCCTCCGCGGAGGTGGCCGGTTGCGGCCTGATCCCTGAGCCAACAACATCGGTCCGCTTCAACCGGGAAATGCTTTTCACTATGGGGTTGTTGCGCTTCATGTTGAGCAAGTTGCCAACCAGTTCATCCCTGTCGAATGGAGGCAGCTCAATGTTTTCATCACGGATAGGATGAAACCCCTTTGCCTTGCGGTATCGGTTCGACACCACCGCGTCATAGCCAAACAGGATCCTGCCGGCAGTCCTGACCCTATTCCATAGCTTCAATTCCATGTTTCAAAGTCGGCACGGTTTTTGCCGTATGCCTTGTAGGTAGTTGACAGCATCAAGATTTGCCGGTCAAGGGTAGTGATTTGCTTCCACAGTGAATCCCGGTCATCATACGTGAAAGTGCGATCACCCATGGTGTAGGATGAGGTGGGGGTGGCGCTGATGCTGGTATATGCGGTGACAAGGTTGTCACGCAGGGTAATCAGGGTTGCTTGGCTTATGCGTTCTGCCATTTACCCTTATGGGATTTGTCACCCTTTAATCGGTCACATAAATGTTTGGATACTGCTTGGCCCGCTTTTTGGCGTCATTAAATACTTTGCGTTTCACGTTTCCTTGGAATTGCTTTGGGCGCCCAGCCATTGCGGAGCGCAAAGCAAATGACCCACGCGCACTTTTGTTGAGTGCGCAGGCAGCACCGTTTTTGATTGTGATCCCATATGAAAATGCGCCTTCGTGCTGAATGCCATTTTCGGTCTTGTTGGATTTGAATTTCCCGCTCTGGTTGCGAATTGCTTTCTGAATCCCTGCAAGCGTCTTGAAAGTGCGCGTGGGTGCTCTACACTTTTTGGCGATCAGATACCATGTGGCCCTGCCAGACATCCTCCGTGCCTTTTTTTCATCCATTTTGTCCTTCAATGCCTTTTTGACCTTTTTGTAAATCGTATTGGGGTAATAATTCTTTGTGAAATAGCGCTTGCCCCCTGCAAAAATTGCATCAACAAGTTTTGGGTCTTGCCCGGTCCGCCCGCCCGATGGCCCGCCCTGCCTTGTGTATTGACCTTTGTTATTGCGCTTGCGGTTAGTCCACGGGTTAGGCGGTGGCCCGCTCCTGTCACGAATTGTATACCTTCGTTTGATCTCCTTGAGACTTGCGGCATTTGTCTTTTGCGCTGCCATTCCAAGGATTGAACCAGCTTCACCTCGGATGACTTGCTTGAATGTGGCCCCCTTGGCCTCCCGCACTAGCGCATGGAGATAATTATTGAATTCAGCAACTTGTATTTGAAATTTAAAATCTTGAACACTACTCATCTTACCCTTAGTGAATTTGTCACCATATTGATTTTTTCGGCGGGCGCTGAGGGTACTTTTTTGGGTGTGGTTTTGCTTTGTCCGTGTCAGCCAAATCCTTGCCCTTGCGGATGACCGCACCGCCCAATCCGAATACGTGACTCAGGCAGAGGATGTATGTCTCACAATCCCAATAATGGTCCTGCTTGTGACCTTCCACCACCCATTCAAACTTGACCTTGCCGCGGCGGTCAGTCTTTTCACGGTGGTTGGTTGAGAGCATTTGGCGCACGTATTCTGAGTCAGTGTCCTTGTAGGTGAACCAATTCAGGCTTGTTCCATTCCTCCGCTTGAGCAATTCACCCTGCCAGACATCCTTGTTGACGTTCAACAGATTGACGGTGCCTTTTTGTTTTTTCTGCCCCTTGACCGGGTTGAAGGGATCTACACCCGTCATCTTGTACGGGTGCGGCAATCGCTCCCAGCCCTTGGCACCAAACCAGAATGGGCTGCGGTCATGGCATTCTTCATACATTTCCTGAGTCCGGTAGGCAGTATCGACAATGCCGTATGCCGCCTCATAAGTGACTGCAAGTGACTGCAAATCATCAAAGGTGATTGCGGTGCCGTGGTCCACTAACCAGCTTGTTCCGTCACGGTCAAATCCCCTGATGACCCAATAGAAAACGGATCGTTGAACGTCCACGCCCATGATCCGGTAATCACCCTTGATTTCACCGCGTTTGTATTTGCGCTCCACCACCTTGAATTTTTCAGGATCAATTGACCCCTCTCCTGCGTTGTATGGTTCGGCCAACCAACCGTTTACAAAGGTTTGCATGCCTCCCGGCGCTGCTTTTGCCTTCAGGTATTCGACAGCCACCCGGCCAAATGTGATGACCGGGCTATAAATTGAATTGAGGTGATACGTCCTGACTCCCATCTCTGAGCTGGCGCTGCTTGCCTCCCATTTCCCCTCCCGCAGCATCTTGCTTTTGTCACCATCCTCAATCTGGCCACCGCATTTTTCGCAGACGTAAAAGGCAGTTTTTTGAACCACGGCCAAATCAAATTCTGATGCGCTCAAGTCAGCCTTGCTATCCCATTGTATGTTTAGATCCCCGTCATCATTCTTGAGCCTAAACAAAATGGGCTTGTCGCAATGCGGGCAAGCCATTTCATACCGCCGGCGGTCCCCCTCCATGAATTCCTGCCAGATGCCTCCGTGCTCCGTGACCGGTGTTGAGCTTTGGAGCACCTTGTAGTCGTGCTTGCCTTTGATCCTGTCCATGCACTCCCGCCGGGTGCGCTCATCAATGACATCAATTTCATCCAGCACCAAGACACTCACCGGATAGCTCCGCACATTGGCTGCGCTTCCAGCTCCAACCAGATTCATGGTGCACCGGCTAAACTCCTGCTTGGTCAAAGTGAATCTGTCGTCATCAATAGAACCATCCAAATAACGCGGCAAATGCTTCACCAGCGCTTTTGACTCCCGGCAGAAGGGTTGCCAGCGCTCTGAGCTGAATGATTTGCACAGCGACAAATTTGGGAACACCCACAGGATGGCCCGCGGGTCACGGTCGATCACGTGGCCCAACATGACATAAAATGTCGTTGTCTTGCTGGTCTGAGATCCCCAACAGAGGCTAACCCGCTTGACGTACGGATCCGCTATGGCTTCAAGGATCTCATTCACGTAAGGATGAAGCCGGGTAGAGTACGGACCGGGCTGCTCAGTGATGCGCGGTGACAACTCTACGTTGGCCCTTGCCCATTCCAACACGGATTCTTTCTTGGCTTTGAGCAGGAAGTTGAAGGCAAAATGTTGAAGGCTAATCATCACGGTGCGCCTGAATCAGCTCAAAGATTTTTTGAATATCCTCCCTCATTGCCTCCTCCGCAAGTTGGGGGTCAGTGGGGTTAGCCTGAACTGCACAGGCCTTGGGATGGGCGTCAAGCAAACCGCGCAGTGGGGCCATGACTTTTTTCACCGCATCCCGGGCTTGCTCCATCGGCACCAACCCCTCATTTTGGCGCTCATATTCCAGCTCACGCAGCTTGCGCGTTGCCTCCTCCTTGCCGGCTTGCGCCTTGAGCAGCTTGAATCTGATCTCACGCATTTCATCACTTTGCTGTTCCTCATTTTGCCAGTGGGGTGATTCACTGGCCCGCTGCTCCAAAAATTTTTGCCAAGCTGGTAGGTCAATCTCCTGCGGACCGTTGTGGTGCTCACGTAAATCCCAGACTGTCTTGCGGGTGATTCCCAGCGCCTTGGCTAGTTGAATCCATGACCGGATCCTGCCGGTGGTTGGTTCATCGCCTTGGGCGGAGGCAATGGAATCAAGCATCTCAAACTCCTGCCGGGACAGCACCTTGCCGTCAGACACTTTCCTGACAATGTTCTCCAGATTTTTGCGTTGAACAAGCTGGGCTTGCTCGATGGTTAAACCGGGTTGGCTCATTTGGTTTTTGGATTTGGGTCCACTCCCTTCAGGCGGTTGTCCTCCCGGGTGGTACGCGTGTCCTTGAACCGGGCAATCTCCTCCCTGAATGGTAGGCACTTCCACATCCCCCTGTTGGAATAAAACACCACCGTAAACCTCCTGCCGGCTGCGGTCAGTTGGTTGAATGGGGTGACGCCGTGCAAGAATTTTTTGTTGTCGAATAAGCATACCCAACCATCCCTTAAAGCCACACCGATGTTGTACTGCGGCACCGCCAAGTAGCCTCCTTCCATGTCCTGCTTGAAACAGAGCAAACACGACCACACATCAGAATAATTGGCCGTGTCGAAATGATAGCGAATGGGGTTGTTTTTGTTCACAATCCCGCCGGTGAACGGCAGCCCGGGCAGCCGCCAATCCGTGTGAACATTCTCCTCATTGATCTGGCAATGTTGCGCGTACAATTCCGGGTTGTACTCCTCATACATCCGCGCCACCGCCTTGCCCATGTCGAGAAATGCCGCGTGTTCCTTGGGTGACTCCCGGGCCATGACCGTGGGTGAGCAATAATCCTTGCGGGTGACTTTGCGAGGGTCAAAGCCAAATATGCGTGAACATGATTGAAGCCCTCCGGTGCGCCAATTCTTCGGCGGGAATGGTAAGTGGAAGCACGCATCACGGCACCGGGCAACTGTTTCGGTTGTGTCTGGCGGTTTGAGGTAAACCAAAACCAGTTTGCCATTTTCGTATCCCATACAAGGCTCATCAATCAGCACATCATAATCACTCTCAGCCGGTGGAGTCTCCATCAGGCGCTTGATGTCAACGGTCCGTTCTGTCACTTCAACTTTCCTCATTTCATTATTTCCTTCACTACTGTGTTCGTGTCCTCCGGGGTGACGTGTTGCTCTGCTTGCCACCGGATTTGATTTTGCCCCTCAAGCCATTCCGAAATGTTGGCCACCTTGGTTTTCCGGCTTTGAATGAATTGTTGCCCTTGACTGTCATTTCGGATCCGGTGCCGGTTGGTCAACTCCTCCGCCGGTGCGGATAGGATGATGACCCGGACCGTTGCCCATTGAGCTGCCTGTTCAAGAAATGACCGTGTGAACAGCCTGTCACCTTCCATCACAAAATGACCGGCTGGTTGGCCGCGCAAAAACGCAAGCAGATAAGGCTGGACCGCCATGCTCAACTTGTCGGTGCCTTCAAACTCCCCTTCAACCGCGTACCATGGCCGGTATTTACCGATGACAAAGACGGGGTGCCCGGGAATGTATAACCCTTCAACCAACTTGCAAAACTTGATCCCACGCCAAGCACCAGCGCTTTGACTGATGAATTGGCGCAAGACCGTTGTTTTGCCCGTGGCTGGCACACCGCCAAGGATGGTTAACTGCGTTGTGTCCTCAGCCATCTCCGTGTTTCCTTTTCCAACCCGGTGATTTGAGGTCAACGGGTAGCATTGCCTTTGCTTCACCAAGAATCTCACTGCCGCACGGTGGCAGTCCGGTTTCCTTTTCCTTGCCGCAATAGAGGCAGCCAGATGGCGGGCAATCGGTGATTTCCTCAAACTCATCCCCGGTGTTTGCCCGTGAGAACATTGGCACCCTGCGGCCATGACATTGGTCGGCAGTCACCAAGCCATACGATGGGTGGCCAAGGCTGATGCCTGTCTTGTTGAGAATTTTGCCGTTGGCATCCCGCTCATAGGTGTACTCATAGCAAAGCCCCATTGTGATCCCTGCTTTTTGCGTTTCCTTTTTGAACAACTTCAGGGCATTCAGTCGGTATTCCTCCTTGATGGTTTTCATACTACCAATTGATTCGCTGAACAGCTCCTTGAATTTTGGTGCGCGGTCGGGGAATAACCTTTCCATGCGCTTTATCATTGACTTGGCCGTGGGATGGACAATCTCAACAAACTTGAAGATCATGTGGTCAGCTCCCCGGGCTGCCAGCGTGTGAATCAATTCCACAATGTCATCATTGGATGTGACTCCCGGGGAGATGGGGTTGCACTGGATAGAGACATAAACACCCGCCTTGTGCATCATCTCAACTGCGTCAAGCAATTCAGGCAATGAGGCAGCGAATGGTGACAGCTTGCGCCAATCTTTGGCGCTGGAGGTATTGATGCTGAATTGTTGATAAGAATACTGATTGTGGCGCAGCTGGTCAATGGCCCAATCAGGCGGCACTTGCCGGCTCAGAAAGAAAATTGGCAGCCCATAATGCGTTGCCACATTTGCCAGCCGCTCCGTGTTGTGGTAATGCGCTTCCAGCCGTGGTTGGAATGGTTCGGTGAATGATGAGATGTAGAACGCGGTTGCTGTGCGCACTGATTTCATCTGCTTTGCAATCTTGTCAGGATAGCTGGGATCAAGAACCGTGATGCCTTGACCGCGGTATCCGCGGATGCCGTTATTGATATAGCAAAATTGACACCGGACCGGGCATGATCCTCCATAGGGTTGAGTCAACATTGCCTCTGTGAAGCATGGCCTTGCCCGCACGCTGGGCAGTTCCACGCGGGATTTGTACCACCCGCGCAATGGAACATTTTGATCCATAGACACGTGCGGATCCGGGTCAAGAAATACCTTGAGCCATTTCCGGTTTTCGGTCTTGGCATTGCGGGTCATTCCAATAGCCCTATTCTCCCAGCGCCACCCCGTCTCAGGATCTATCCCTGATTGCCCGCGGTGGTTTGCGTCGGTGCCTTCCATCGCCAGCCACTTGTCGTATTGTGGCTTGGCCTCATCCATCTCGGGATCTTCTAGGGCATCTTGTAATTGCGGTTGTTTATCCATTTTGTATCCTTTGTTGTTTATCCGATGTTCCAAAACAGGGTTGGGGTGTCAGTTTGGGCTTGGCTCATCCACCACCTGAATGCCTTCAAATCATAATACTCATTACACGGCCACGGCGGAGTTGGCCCACCCCGGGCTTTGTCCTTGTAGCCATAGCCTTGGTTGATGATCTTCAGCAGACCCGCCGGCAGACCGTGACCCAAGTGTTTGGCAACATAACGGGTGACTGCTTCCGGGGTGCGCTCATAGCCTAGATGAATAAAAAACCGGCAGCCGGTTGACCGGTGCTTGATAAAGCCGGCAATGACTCCCGCGGCGATGGTGGCGGAGGATGATGGGATGATGACTTGCCGCGGTGCCGGCAATTCTGCTGGCCAGCTTTCCAAGGTCAATTTTGTTTCTGCCTCAGTCTCAACAACCATCTCGGGCAGCTTCAAGGCATTGGGCATCATGTAGGCTTTGACACCCCTTGCCCGGGCTTCATCGGCAAGGATGCGTTTGGCCTGATGAAACAGGATGGCGGACCGGCCTGCCGGGATCCCGCGCAACTCTGCGCCATAGCCCCGGGCTTCATCCTGCGGTTTGCGGTGGCCCGGTTCATACTTAAATTCAGGGTAAAAATTTATGACTTGTTTGCCTAGCAGTTCACAGGCCCGGGCAACAGCGTGGCCGGCTTGCGAATGATAGGTGTCCAGCACGCCAACCAGACCTGATTCCACCTTGTTCAAATGCGCCCACACTCCGCGTGTCTTGGAAAATGCCGGTGATGAGCAGCTCATGTCCTCCCGCTTGACCATCAGGCCAAACTCCCGGCGGTGATCCTCAACAGGTGTGCCGTGGTTAATCATATATCAAATCTCCATGCCCGGGCTTCAGTCATCCCCAGCCTTTTTTTGAGCGTATCCGCAGTTGAACCGCAGAAAATGCGGACCGGGTTATGCTCGCTAATCAGCCGCAAGCCCCACCCCCATAACGCGGAGCAATCAAGCGATGGACTATGCTTCATCACGGTAAATTGCCCGCATTTGTCATAGATTTCATACCCCACCAGCCCCACCAAAACGCTGTCCGAATACAAACCAAATAGGTGAGGCTCACTGATAGTTTTGACGCCTTGATAATACCTCTGGAGCCAATTCAAGTAATGCCCTTCAAACACCATGAAATGACGGTGATGCGCCCACACGCTCCATTCAGCAAAAAGTGCCCTAGCGGCAACCGGATCCGGGCGGGCAACCTCCAGCGGCAAGGCCATTTGCTTCAAAATGCTTTTGCGGTGTTTTTTGCGGTGCCGGCTGCCGGAGTGTCCTGAGAAAGTAAAATCAAACGGCCCATTGACTAGCCATTCAGACTCAGGACGGGTGCGCACTGCCGGCGGCAAACCGATAAAACTAACAGTGTTGACTTTGGCGGTTGTTTTCAGATCAATCAATTGCCGCTGCACCTCCGCGGGGTCAACACTCCCCTCCCAGCCAATCAACGTCAACTTGCAAACCTTGCGGCCACGCTCCCTAAAAAACAGTGGGCCAATTTGCCTGAACCGGGCATCGGTTTGCGCAGTAGCAAAAGCCATTCGGCTGAAAGGAAAATCCCAAAATTGATCTACCATTGCCCCATTTTCTCCTTGCGGACACCCTGCCAGCCCCAAAGCTCGCCAAGGTATTGCGGTGGGATCACCCGGCCACGAGCTGTCCAGAATGTTTCACCGGATGCCTTGAGGTGATTCATCATCAGATCAATATCGTGACCGACATAATAGTGCCCTTTGATAAGGCTGTTCACATCGCACAGGCTTGTTTCAAGTTGGTCAAGCCCGGAAAAGGGTACACCAAGCATACGACACTCCTCCAGCAGCCGGCGCTGTTGACCAATATCCTCCGCGCACGCTTTCCAATCCAGCCCCGTGAGCCAAATCATTCCCGGGATGGGGCCAGCAGTTTTGCCTCTGCCTCCCACGCCAATGTCTGGGGCATCAATCGGTTCATCAAGGGTATGCTTCAGCAGATCCGCCCACTTGTAGCTTGCCCACGGTCCGCAAAATGGTAGTGCTTCAAATGCCTCCCGTGCGCGTGTCCAGCCGGCTTCACCGCCATCGCCAATTTGTTTTTCAACCCACTTGTCTAGCCCACCATGCTGCCGCCCAACCGCAGATACTCCGTTCAAATGCGCGGCCACGCGGTCTGGTTGGCCCCTGAATCCACGCCGTTCAACGCCTGTTGGCAGGGCAAACGGGATGATTTGCGCCGGTGGGGTTGGATATTTAGCCCACGCCAATTCGGTTGAACCAAGGTGATAAAAGGTCACATACAGAATCGTGCGCCATACCCGCTCCGCCGGTCCGCAGCCGGTCAAGCTGTCACGCAAGACCGGGTAAGCCGGGTCAATATCCCGGCTGGCAATATGGGCCTTGGCAAATTCGCAAAATGCCTTCAGCCGGTTTGGTAGCAGCTCAAAGTTCATACGCACGAATAGCGGCGGCAACGGCATCGGTATTGTTTGAGTGGCCGCCATCCTTGCGGATGTTTTCAATCAAGGCCAGCATCTCAGCAAATGTCTCCTCATCAAACACAAGCGTAATCTGCCGCACAGAGGAGTTGCGGAAAACCTCCAACCATTCATCCTGAGTCTTGCCCTTGCCATCAGGTTGAAAGATTTGAGTCATCAGCCCTTCCAACTCTTGGGCAGAGTAGCCGGTGTTCTCCAGTTCAATTTCCCCGGTGTCCATTTCGCTAATCAGCTCCTTGAGCTTGCTGTTATCGAATGCTGACAGGTCACTCAGCCGGTTGTCCGCAATCATGTGCGCCCATTCCTGCGCATCTGAGTCAAAATCCTGAAAAACTACCGGCACAGCTTTCTGCTGGAGGCGCTTGGCCGCGTGAAACCTCCCGTGGCCGGCAACAATGAAGCCGGATTGCTTGCTTATGGTAATCGGTGCCCGCCAGCCTTGCCATCGGATGGCCGCGGCAATTCGGTCAATTTGATCCTCAGTATGAAGATTGGGGTTGCGTGGATTCTCAACTAGCTCCTCCACAGGGAGGATCTTGTCGCATTGGCATTTGATTTCTGGTTCTGGTTCACTCATGATTTGTTGTGTTTAGTTTATGCGAACCGGGTGAAGCCGGCACGCTGGGTTTTGTTCGAGGCTTGGATCAGGCCAATTGGTAAACAATTCGCTACCCCTGAATCGATTGGACGCGGCAAACGCGCGGAGCTGGCCATTACGGGTCAATAAGGACCATACGTTACCAACATGTTCGAGTGCAGTATATTCAGAAAAGACGAGACGCGCACGAGT